CGCTAGGAACCAAAATTAATAATAAGAGTATAATCAAGATTTCAGTTTACTCAGAAGTAATTATGTTGGAGACAGAGTAATGAAAAAAGACCGATTTGATTTAGAACAAGAAATAATGAACTGTTGGAATGTGACCACTGACATAGATACTATTATGGAATATGTTGGGGACGATGTATTCTTTAGGGGTATGTCTTCTACTCATTCAGACGAAATATCGAATCTGCTTCTTGGAATACGTAGTCTATATGAGATTAAGTTTGCCAAGTTGTTCAGAACTTTAGAGGATTGTATTCCTGATCTTGAAAGTCCAGTGTGGGCACAGGACGAAGAAGATTTGTCTCCGCCTTGGGATGTCGATGACTCTCCTCAACTTGGTTTGCGTTTAAATGATACTACCCCCTCGGACTGGGATAGTCTAAGATAATTTCTCCCTAGACACCCCCTTGGTTATAAATAACAATAGACAAGGGGGAGAGTCTAATGACCAAGTTTCACACAGTGGCAATAACTGCCTTGCTGTGCTCGTTACTTTGGATTGGTTGCACAGCACTTATAATTAATGAATATATAAAGGTAGTACAAACAAAAGACTTTAATATTATGATGTTGAAGTCAGAACTTAATAGCAGTAAACAATTAAATGTTTTATATGATGATACCTTGAAAATGTTTATTTGGAAATGTGTGGATAAGTATGAGATCCGCATATCCAATAAATCCTTCATGTGTCATAAAGTTGATAAGGTGTAGTAATGATAACATTTCGTAAAGAAGTCTTTGAAGTTTTCGAGGAATATAAAGAAGCAAGTTCCAGAGAAAGTCGGATAGATGTTTTGAAAAAATATGAAGACAACTGGGCGTTCAAGGATATCCTTCGAGGTTCCTTCGATGATTCTCTGGAATTCAACCTTCCGGCAGGGCGCCCACCTTTCACTCCGAATAAAGCGGAGTCTTCCCCTTCCACTCTACTCAAACAACATAAACAGTTCGGTAAGTTTATCAAGGGTGGCCAAGGTGACCAAACACCATCATTCAAAAGAGAGAATCAATTCGTCCAGCTTCTAGAATCCGTTCATCCGGAGGATGCTGAGTACGTTCTGAAAATGGTGGCAAAGAAACCACCATGTCGTTACATAACCAAGAAAATAGTACAGGAGGCATTTCCAAATTTGATACGCGAGTAATCTTTTCGACACTAACTAACTTCTAAGGAGAATCCTATGTCGAGTCAAGAACAGCAGTTGAACCAAAATATTACCGAACTACAACAGTTCGTGCATGATACCAGACGCCAAGTAATATATTCCCAAGGTAATCGAAATTATCGACCGGAAACCATTGCCCAGTATTACAATATACTGAATTCGTCTACTCAACAACTTTCTCGATAAGGAGGTGATTATCTCTTCAGAAGCGTGTGTGAGACTTCTGTCGTAGTGATTGAAAATAATTTGGAATGGACTTATAATGCCACAGTATGATTTTAAAAACAAAGAAACCGGAGAGGTCACGGAAGTGCTTCTCCGGATTTCCGAATACGACCAGTGGACTGTCGATAACCCTGAATGGGTACGATATTTCCCTCCATCTTCAGCACCTAAGATAGTATCTGGTGTTAAGTCTACGATGAGACTTGCCGGAAGGGATTGGCAAGACCATCTTAGCAATATCAAAAAAGGTTCTGGTAAGGACAATACTATAAAGGTTTAAGTTGTATGAAATTTTTACATTGGCTGAAGTCAGGGCCTACAGGTGGGAAAAATATTGTTGATAGTTCAGGGCCAGACCCCGATGACATCACAGTAGAAAATGCTTACAAGACTAGGTGGGTGTGGTATCATACTATACTCGCTCTTGAAATTTTAACGACCAACATTTTGTTGGCGTCTATCTTGGTGGTACTTGCCATCAAGTTATGATAGAACTAATTCGTAAACTATGGTGTAAACCTAAAGTGAACCAAACCATGAATAGACAAGCAGTATATGACCAACTCAAGATTGACGAAGGAGTCGTCTATGAGATTTACCTCGACCACCTCAACTACCCAACGTTTGGTGTTGGACACCTCGTTAAAGAAAGTGACGGAGAGTTCGGCGCTAAAGTCGGAACGAAAATATCCCCCGAAAGAGTTAGCGAGGCATTCCAACAAGACCTCGACATCGCAATCAACGAATGTCGTGTACTATACGGAGAACGGTTCGATTGTTTCCCAGATGAGGTACAGCAAGTCTTGGTTAATATGATGTTTAACCTAGGTAGACCAAGACTAAGTAAGTTCAAGAACATGTATGCTGCGGTACTCGAAGGTGACTGGAAGACAGCTGCTATCGAAGGCCGTGATTCGCGATGGTATCATCAAGTAGGACTTAGGTCTGAACGACTAATGAGAAGGTTAGAGAATGTCGAATAATGTAATATTCCAATATATGATTGTGAGTGACGCAGTAGACGCTCGCGGTGGTATCAAAGGTTGGGACGGTACACGTTCTTCCTTGTACAAAGATGTTGCGGACATATCCCGCACATCATTCGAAGAGTACGCAAAGAAGATTGGTGCAACTCACATCTACTCGGATGAACGAGTGGCTACCAAAGGTCACGGATGTTCTACCTCACTGTTGCACGAGTGCGCACGTGTCTGGTTAGACCCTATGTTTGACCAGTACGATAACCTACTATTCGTAGACACAGACATCGTGGTCAATACCGAAGAGAATATCTTTGACGTGATGGAATCGGGTGCCGAAGTCTACGGTGTATTAGAGTCGGACTTCGTTACTGCTGATGGGGGTGGGTACAACTCTTGGGACAGCAACGAAGAGAATTACATGAACTTCTGTCGAAAGTTCGAACTGCATGACTGTCCTATCGTCCCTGTAATGCCACCTAACCGAAAGTCCAAACTAATGATAATGAATACCGGAGTTGTTCTCTGGACTAAGGAAGCACGTCTACGTGCACGTAATGAGTTCATGAATTGGGAAGACTGGTGCTATACTGGTGACTTCCACATGTCTATCATGAATGACCAACCCTATATCTCTGCGCAGTTGATGAAACATGATTTCGATGTAGAGACTATCGATACGACTTGGAACGACTCCCCCCACTATGCGTCCGAACATGAGTTCTTCGAGAACGCAAGGTTCTGTCACTACACGGGTGGTGAATGGAAGGTTGATATGGTACGTCACTGGCGTGATCTCCGGTTCAAGACGACCCCTTGGCAAAGAAGTATGGGCCCACCGTAAATATTTTCAAAATAAGTCTTGACAAACCTCTCATATAGTAGTATAATGATACTTCAAATGTGAGAGGTTTTTTTATGTTTTTATTTAAAATATCAAACGAGGGTGATGGGATATCAGCAACCATTAATGAATCCCCCAATCCCCGACACAAGTATCGTCTGGTGTATATGGACGATGACGCTAATGAGACAATCTCTGCCGTATACGGTGATGATTACAATGGGTGTGTGACACGTGCACTTGAATTCGTCAGAGGAATAAAGTTATCATGAACGAGTTAAATGCCACCAAGATAGAGTTGGCGACCAACTTAGTTAACCGCTACATCTATGAACTAGAGAACCCCGATTGGGGACAATTGATGATTTCCCTGCTAAATGAGGGGTTGACTTCCAAGGAAGTTTATGTTATAATGAACAAAGTTAGAGAAGAGGGGGTTGTGTGAAAGATAAAGTAATTTTAGTAGACTGTGACGGTGTGTTGTTGGATTGGATGTATTCATTCCAAGCTTGGATGAAACGTCATGGGTATGAAGCGATTGATGTTGATAAGTACAAAATCAACGAGATATTCGGAATAGAAAGAAGTGAAGGACGTAAGTTGTGTCGTATGTTCAACGAGAGTGCAACGATTCGTAAGGTTCCACCTCTGAGAGATGCAATCAAGTACGTTAAGAAGTTACACGAAGAAGAAGGATACATATTCCATGCAATTACTTCTTTGAGTAACGATGAGTATGCACAACATCTACGTACTAAGAACCTGTGCGAACTGTTTGGCCCTACAGTCTTTGAGAAATATGTTTACCTAGATACTGGTGCTGACAAAGACGAGGCACTCGCAGAGTATAAAGATACTGGGTGTCTGTGGGTAGAAGATAAAGTAGAGAACGCTATAGCCGGTGCTGTGGTCGGACTTGAATCAGTTGTCATGCAACACGAATACAACAAAGATACATCAGATTTCCCTTTGATGCGTAACTGGAAAGACATTTACGACTATGTAAAAGGACAGTGATTTGTTTCGTTCAGTGGTATTTTGGGAGTCTTAGGACTCCCTTTTTTTTGGTATAAATATAAATTTAATCTGATACACAGGTGGATAATGAGATACGTTGGATACAGTGAATTTTATCATGACTCTGGTCTTGCTATTATTAACGAAGACGGTGTTGTAGACTTTGCCACGCACGGAGAACGATACTCCAAGAAAAAGAACGACCCCAATATCCCTGATGTATTGTGGGACATGATAAGGGATGATGACCATGTGTCTTTCTACGAAGACCACGTCATCAAGTTTGATATGCGTGGTGGCATTGAAGCAACTGGACGGTCAGTTGAAAATATTCAAGCTTCAGAATCATTCGAAAAGTTCCCTTATCCAGAAGCATCTACTTATGATGCGCATCACCAACATCACGAATCTCACTGTGCGGCTGCGTTCTACACGCGCCCGTGGGACTCGAAGGAAGATACTGTCCTAGTATCAATCGATGGAGTTGGAGAGTTACAGACAGCAGTCATCTACGACTCCGACTTCAAACTAATCAAAGAATGGCACTACCCTAAGTCGGTAGGTCTAGTCTATACCCTTACTACTAAGTTCCTTGGTCTACGGCCTCTCGAAGATGAGTACGTGGTAATGGGACTGTCTGCCTATCACGACACATGTCCAGAGTCCAAAGCAATTACTGACTGGTTAATTAGTTGGTACAATGACCTAGAAGATATCGCACCTGAAGTTGAAATGGGTATTGCGGTTGGGGGTGTAGAGTCTAAAAGAGAACAGGATCGTTTAAGGTTCCGGAAAGAGTTTAAGAAAAGAATTCTATCCGTAGAAGATAAGGTTGCCGCACGTGCGACCCAAGACTTTGCAGACTATGCAATCATGGGTATCATGGGTACTGCACGGCAGTATGGTAAGAAACTATGTTACTCCGGTGGTTGTGCACAAAATGTAGTAATCAACTCACGACTGTTCGAACTGTTCGATGAGGTACATATCGCATGTTCACCTACGGATGCTGGTTCCGGTCTGGGTACAGCTGCAAGGTCTTGGGCAAAGGCAACAGGTAAAGACAAACTAGTATGGTCTCCATACTGCGGGTACGATATCGAACGTCCGGTTAACCCTAGTGAGATCGTAGATCATCTACTGAGTCACAAGGTGTGTGGTATCGCGAACGGTAAGGCAGAGTTCGGGCCACGTGCATTAGGTAACAGATCCCTGATTGCAGATGTGCGTTATGACGTACAGGATACAGTGAACGGAATCAAACGTAGACAGAAGTACCGTCCGTTTGCTCCTGCTGTACTGGAAGAGTACGCAGAAGAATACTTCAGTGGCCCTATGAATGACCATATGCAGTTCACCTCTAAGGCACTACATGACTACGCACCTGTGACCCACGTAGATGGGACTGCACGGGTACAAATCGTGAAGAAGGACTGTGAGTCTATCTTCCGTAAGGTTATTGAAGAGTACCATGATAGAACTGGTGTTCCGATGTTACTCAACACATCTCTCAACATTCGCGGTAGACCTATGGTCAATGACGAACATGATGCTGAGTTATGGGAACAGAAATACGGTGTAAAGGTATTCTGATGGGACACCTACGGGATATAGGACTGAACTATTTCGAACATCTGTACAGGGCGTGGTCACTCGCATTTGTTTGTATAGTGCATGGTCTGTTTCCTACTATATGGGAACATAAGGCGAAAGATATAATTAACGGTGACCCAAAAGATTATAAGGTGATGAAAGATGTCAAATGAACCAGCAAACGTAGACGTGTTCGGTAATCCTATTGGGACAGAATATAGAGAAGATATCTGTCCACCAGACCTCATGTGTATTCCTAGAGAGGAGTGGGATACTATATTAGAAGAAAACCAACTGGCATGGGACTCTGTTAATAATACAGTTGCACGACAAGGTGACGCAGAAGCAATAGCAGAATTTACATGGCAAGTATTATTCTTAACCCCTTGGGAGTTAGTATACATAGCTCTACCTATGGGCGTGTTAGCATTTTATGGATTGAGTATATACGCTCTTTTTAAATATATACAAAAGAGGTTTAGTTAATTAACATGTTTTCAGAACAATCAATAAACACCCCAACCCCAGAAGCAAAGCCACTCAAACAAAAGATTGAACTTGAAGTAGAGTTCGATACAACACAGAAAGAAGTTACCCCAACTAAGTTCAGTACCTTGTTACAGTTCGCGGATGTAATCGATGCGTTTCGAATTTTCCCACGAGCATTCATAGGTACGTATTTGTTCCTGTTGATCGAAGTCACTCAATGGTTCATGACGATATCTGAACCAAATGCATCACAAGCAGGTCTCATCTCTGTAGTGGTTGGTGCTGGTGCTGCGTGGTTCGGTCTGTACACGTCTACAGGTTCTGGTAGACAGGTCAAAAGTATTAAGACTAGTAAATGAAACCATCTGAGTTAGTTACTTGGCGAGGAACGCCAGGCGTTGGTGATTTCATGTGGGCGTTGAATTCGTGCCACAAGTATGCCGCGGATCATAATATTCGAAAGATAAATCTAGAGCTTCACTGGGAACACGGTGAGGACTACTACCATCATTTCGAAGACCCTGAGACTATCATCGAGCGGTGTAACTACATCCACAACTTCTATCACCAACAAGAACGTGTGGAGATACACCATATCTTTAATGCGCATGGTAGATATAGAGACTGGAAGTTTGACGATGATGTTGTTTTGGAAACAAACGGTGAACGTAGGATAGCTGCAATACACAAAGACAAATCCAGATTCTATTTCGAGTCAGGTGCATATGACGATACACCTGGCAATGTTATTCCGGACAACGACTGGATATTCCGACAAGATGCTTTCAGAGACTATGACCCAAACCGTATAGTCTTCTGGAGGCCAACATGGAATGCAGAGAAACCTCGTACATGGAAACGGATTTTCGATAATGTGGACTGGGACAAGTTGATAGCGCATTTCGAAGGTCTGGGTTTCAATATGCACGAACTTTCTTACCGCACACCCGCATCCGAAGCAATGCAATTAATCTCTACGTCTCGCATGGTCATCTGTTACGATGGCATCTGGCATTATGTTGCAAAGAACTTTGCTAGACCTCTCGCGGTAATCTCCGGTGAAGGAGTGACTAAATACCATACACCGAATGCGCTTAGGTTAAATCCTGAGTTATCAAAAGAAGACCAAGGTGTCTGGTGGTGGATAGAACATATCGAAGACTTGTTGCAACAAACTAAAAGAAAATCAGTAGAATATGAAGAGAGGATGAAGATTTATTATGGAAATGACTAGAGAAACATTTCAGATTGACCGCGCAGTAATTGAAGTCGCGGGTGGATGTAACTACTCATGTTCTATGTGTCCACAAGACTTACGTGAGGGTGGACGACATAAAGGGTTCCGCCGCATCATGAAACTCGATGAGTTCGAGAAGTATGTTGCGGACTGTGCGCAGTATGGACTCAATGTTGTGAACCTAGACGGTTCCGGTGAAGCCACAATGGCGAAGAATCTACCCGAATACATCAAGGTAGTGAAGAAGTATGGCGCAAAGGCGTTTATCTTCTCTAATGGATTTAAGATGGAAGGTCAGTACATGCGCGACTGCGTGGACGCTGGTCTGGACTTCTATCGATTCTCGTTCATCGGTGCGGATGAACAAGACTACAGCAAGTGGATGTACAATGCAGTAGGAGGACACTTTGCTCAAATCAAACGCAACATCCAAGAGATGGTTGCATACGTAGAAGAGTCTGGTTCGGACTGTGTTGTATCTACATACCACCTAATCACCGACAATGATAACCTCGACACAGAACTAGAGAAGTACAAAGCATTGGTAGAAGAACTCGGAACTAAGACCGAGATTTGGAAGATGCACAACTGGTCTGGTGTTCAAGACATATCGGAGTCCGGTGTACGTGAGGGTAAGAAGAAGACCTGTGGTCGACCGTTCTCTCCGGACGTAGTGATACGTGCGGGAGGACTTGAGAAGAAGACAGGCGCAGTACATCCATGTTGTCAAGTCCTTGGACGTGACGAAGAAGCTGTACTAGGACACTGTTCAGAAGATAACATACTTGACATCTTTTTTGGTGAAGAGTATGAGACTCTACGTGAGCAACACCGCACCGAAGAATATCCAGACTTTTGTAAGAGCTGTGATTTCTTAATCGAAGACCCCGAAGTATTGGTATACACCAATCACGAAAGAGACTTGATGAAGATGCACGGCACCAATTTCACACTTAACGATTATAGGGATTAACATGTTCAATTTAGAAAAACTTTCTTTTTATGGTACACTTGCAAAGACGTGGGTTCAATCACGACTAGGCGAACGCACAACTTATGACGGCGTAGTTATTGTCGCCCTCTGTGCAAGTTACATTATCTTTGATGGTATTATTACTCTAGCTGCATACGCTGGTATTCTATATGGTCTATGGACTATGTGGCAACAACAAAAATAAATGTCGACCAACGGACTTGAAAGAGTTCGATTATTATAAATAATAACACTTATCCGTATTTGACTGGCCAGTCCAGCGAGTTCCATTTCGCACGTGCGGGTTAAGAAACTCTTTAAAGAATCCAATGAGGAATAATAAAATGGAAACGCAATACAGTATTGTAACATTAAACGATCATTTTATGGTTGGTAGTGCTACATCGGGTCATGACATGGTACAAAACATGTACGGTATGTACATCCGTTATGAACAACAGTTACAGACTTCAAAGACTAATTTAGAAGTCTCTGTTCTAGCACACGACAAAGTATATAAACCTTTGATATGGACATCGTTAGGTTGGACTTCAACACACGACCCTGTGTCTGTTGAAAGGTTAATGATCTCTATAGAAGAGGGTTCTCTTGCCACTAACCAGATGTTAAAAATCAATAGAGACTATAAGGATGTACTTGTTTCTACTTGGCAGCTTTGGCAACCAGAAATGTCTTGGGAAGAATTCATCGCGAGTCCTCAAGGGTTCTCATCAGTAGAAGCCTTTGAAAAGGATGCTGCGAAATTTACCTATAGTCTAGTCCTCTCCTATGAAGATTTAGTTAACGACCCACATCGTCAGTTCACTTCTATAGTAAACCATCTACTACCACGTCAGGACAATCCTGAACTGGTCACTTTTGGTAAGGCGAAAAGGAATATCGACCTTTTGGCTATCGACACTGTGGTTCAAGATTCTAAGATCCGCGAATGTCGCGAAGGAATGTCACAAGGTCTACTAGAAAGTGTTGGTGTTTGGAAACAATTCATATCTAAAACCCAAGCAGAAGAAGTTGATGAGTTCCTAGCAACTCTATAATCTTCAGTTAAGTTTAAGATAGATAAAGACGGGATTGGAAACTTTCCCGTCTTTTTTTGTTTTGGAAATATAATGGTTAAGAAAAGTTTTTTGACAGGATGCGACTATAATACCGAATGGCAACTGCCGTGGTTTATAGAGAACTTCATCGAACACTCGACAGGGATTCTACAGGTCGCAGACTTTGGTATGACAGATGATATGATAGACTTCATCGAGCATCACCCTAGGTTCGGTAAACAAATTTATATCCTTAGTTTTGAAAACAAACTGTCTGGTTGGTTCAAGAAACCACGGTCAATATATGAGGCGACTCGTGACGGGTTCAATATATGTTGGTTAGATACCGACTGTCAAATCGATGGAGATGTGGATTCTATTTGGGAACACTTCGAGTCGGGTAGGATGGGTATGGTTGTTGACCGGCCGTGGACTAAAAGAAGACCAGACAACGGTGAATGGTACAACTCTGGGGTCATTCTAAGTGACCGCAACCAAACCCTAATCAACTGGATGGACTCGTGTGAACGAAACCAAACAGAGTCTGACCAGTTCATATTATATCATATGCACACGCCCATAGAACGCCTCAGTAAAATTTATCCCATCCCACACAAGTATAATACTTTACGACTAGACTACATAGATAATGTAGCTGTAAAAAATCCTATCATTATTCACCATACAGGTAAGAAAGGTAATGAAGTGATTAGACAGCAAATGAACTTTTAACTATTAGAGGATATATTATGTTAAGTGGATTAATAGGTTCACTATTAGGATTTGGGGGTTCCCTTGTCCCAGCAGTGACAGACCATTTCGCATCAAAGCGAAACAATGAGTTTGAACTAAAAAAGATGGAGAAGATGGCTGAACTACGGGCAGCTGGATTCGACCATGATATGAAGATGTTCGAGACCAAGGCAGCAGACGATGAACATGCTCGACTTATCGAACACGATATCTCAATCAACAAAGGCACAGGGTTCATTGCCGGACTACAGAAGTCGGTACGCCCTGTAATCACATACTGTTTCTTTATTCTATTCGCAGTGATAGAAGTAAACTTGTTGCAACAAGCACTTGCAAGTGGATCAGACCTTTCAGGTGCATTAGATACCCTATGGGACGAAGATACTAAGGCGATATTCGCTGCGATTATCTCTTTCTGGTTTGGTTCACGTGCGGTCGAGAAGGCAAGAGAAACCCCATACAGCGCCAGAGTAAAGTAATATATGTATAACTATCAAGCAATAGTTCGCAGATGGGTGGACGGAGATACAGTCGATGTTGACATTGACCTAGGATTTGGTCTTGTTTACGCTAACCAACGTCTCCGTCTTTACGGTATTGATGCATACGAGTCTCGTACTAGAAACCTTGACGAAAAGAAGAAAGGTCTAGAAGCGAAAGAGTATGTTAACCAGATGGCCCCCGAAGGGACAACCGTAAGCATAATTACCCACAAGACAGGTAAGTACGGTAGAATACTCGCAGAGGTATTTGTCGAGACCGACTACAACGAGTGGACATGTATAAATAATCTACTAATAGAGGAAGGTCATGCTACAAAGTATCCTATCTAAAATAACACTTGCCATCATGGTGTTGTTTTTGGTATCATGTGACCCTTCCCCAGATAAAAAACTGTCAGGGACACAAGATTACACTGGCGTTCAATTCCCGATAACCGTCTATACATATGATAGTAGGGAAGAGTTGAATAAGGCGGTAGAAGGTAAGAAGCCCAAAGGACAAAGAGTCGAAGGACTAGCTCTGTGGTTCCTGAAAAAAGAAAACAGAGAAATGATAAGGTGTGAGATTCATGTTGTATCTCCAAGTAAAGTTGATGATGAACATACACTGACTTGGGGTCATGAACTAGCACACTGCATATACGGCACATACCACAAGGAACCAAAATGAGACGTGTTAATGTAATGGGTAACGGAGACCATGCTGCCCTATACAAGAAAGGTACAGAGGGAGAACTTGTCGTATGTAACATGCCTCCTATCGAACTAAACAAGGAAGATGTATTCGCGTCTTGTATGGTCGACTTTAAGATGATGCAAGCGCTCAGTGAAAGTAAAGTGCACCTCGATGAGTACGACTGGATTCTGGGTACACGACCTCGCAAATGGATGGAGGTCAACGCAGCGTTCTACTTAAAGTACTCACAGAACATTAAGGGGTTCCATACATACGTACCCCCATATGCGCAGTTGCCGGGACACAAACTGTCCGAAGCAGCGAGTAACTATTCGTGCGGTCATATGGCTGTGGACTATGCGTGTCGCATTATGAAGGCGACTGAGGTTCATCTGTATGGGTTCGACTCTATGTTCGATATGAACATTGACAGTTATACAGATAACTTCTTAGAGTCCAACCGAACTGCACTAAACGTGCATCGTATGGCAAGTAACTGGAGACCTATATGGTCTGGTTTCTTCAGAGAGTTCAGTAAGGTTAAATTTGTTATTCATCATGGGCATTCTAATATTAAATTAAGTCTGCCTGAAAATGCAACTATAGAGGTAGGAGAGTTAGAAGATGGAAATGGAGAATCTTCTTAAAGTAACAAAAGATTTTGTATTAGATACTGCACATGACTTCATGTCCGTATGGGACTTTAGACCCAACGTATTAATCTGGTGCTTCATCTTTGGCGTAGTACTATTCTGGATATAAAAAAAGGGACTCTTTCGAGTCCCTTCTTCATTCTTACTGTCGGGTAAGTTCCTTAGAATACAGAAATCATTCTTTTCATGATGTCTGATTCTTCCGGGCGGCCTTTAGCGGCATCTTCGTCCCACTGGGAACGAATCGAGAATGCTGTGTCGACCATAGAGTCACTTTCTTTCTTTTCACCATTGTACCATTTAACCGAAGACGGTGCTCCGTAATAAATGTCAACCATTTCAAATTCTGGGGTGCAGTATGGAGCGAAGATTTCTCGTACTTGAGACTCTTCGAAACCAACTTGCTTGTCTGTCATAGGAACACCTAGGAAGACTACTGCATCAAATTTTTCGTGTTCACCTTCTAGAGTCCAAGCGTCTTGACCGTGCTTGTACTGTTGTGAACAAGTTTGTGTCTGTGGCATCATTTCATTAATAGTATAGAGTTCGTGCATGACACCCTGATACTTATTTTCTGGTGGACGTACGATTGTGAAGTCACCTTCATATTTAAAGGTCTTCATTACCAATGGAATGAACTGCGCTACGATGTTCATATCCGGAAAGGTTTGCATTGCTGAACGTTCTGGTGGTAGAAGGTCAATCATACGACCAGCGAACTGGTCTAACATCCAATGTGTCTGAGCATCATTGAAATGACCAACGAATAGGATATTTTTATATCCACGGGTCTTTAGTGCGTTACAGAACATAGGTGCACGTGATAGAAATTCTTCTACCATATTCACCTCATCATTTTTATAACGAAGATACTTACCAGATTTAGTGGTAGTTTCCTTTAGTGTGCTATTAAAGAAACGGGCATATACTTCTTTATACTCGCCACTCACGAATTCTTGTTTGGTGCCATCGGTTAAGATAACTTCGTCTTTACTGTTATAAAACATTGGTTAGGATCCCTTATAGATGTTTTGTATGTGTGTTTCGAATTGTTCTATCTTGTCGAGTCGATTCGGCCAGAGGATGTACTCTTTCTCAGGGTTCACCTTCAGGTTGGTTAACAACGGTTGAATCGCGTTGTACAAGTTTTCAAGTCGCGTCTGGTAATCATCTGCACTATCAGATACGGATTCTAACTGTTGGACAGCTTCGAGTTCCGATTCATCTACTACGGTGAAACCAAAGTCAAATAATTCTGTATTCATAGGTTTATTTATACTTTTTTTATGGTTAGCCATTGACAAAGCCATATTTTTCTGTTACAATATAGTTCTGTTACCGAGAGGGGATAATACATGAATATTTTTAGATTACACGATGATCCAGTCATATCAGCACAGATGATGTGTGACAAACATGTGGTTAAGATGGTCACAGAATACGGCCAGTTACTTTCTACTGCGCATCGCGTTCTTGACGGCACTGTTGAGAGACGACCTTCCAAGTCCGGAAAACGCATGGTAGACCATTATTTAGTCGCCGAACAAGCTCGTGAAAACATACTATATAAGGTCGCCCACAAGAACCACCCATCAGCAATCTGGTGTCGTGAGAACGACAAGAACTACCGATGGTTGTACAAACACTTTCAGGCAACTGCAAAGGAGTACACCAAACGTTACGATCGTGTCCATATGACCTATGACAAGTTAGGTAGTATGCTGTGGTTCTCACCAAAGAATATCGACATACGATTGAAAGAAACTAAGATGCCTGAGTGTATGCCTGACTACTGTAAGACAGACAGTGTACCTGAAAGTTACCGCAAGTACTACCGTGAAGAGAAGAAATCCTTTGCTAAGTGGACTAACCGTGAGGTACCGGAGTGGTTCGTAGGGACGTAGGACTGTGGACACTACGGGTCATGTTAATCATCTGGTTGAGTTTCTCCCAGAAGGCAGACGATGACCTGTTCGGAGTACTCACCAGTATCCGAAGATTTAATGAATGTAAAAGGGTTGTGCACTTGACAACCCCCTAGGATGTATCGTATAATGTACAATGTACAGTTTATGAAACATATTGAGGTTATATTATGATGTACGGTTCAATGCGACATACAACGACTGGGCGCAAGAAGAGTTACAACGCTTGGTCTACCAAGAAGAAGCCCGCACCCAAATTCCAACCTATGGAAGTACAGAGTGAACCCTATCGAAGGGAGACTCCGGTTTACAAATCTTGCGATTCGGGTACTCTCAATACACAAATCAAGGAAAAGTTAAACTACACCGGCACCCTAGTCAAGGGTATCGGTACAATGCACAAGTCCAATGCAATCCCTGTGATTGATGTACAACAGATGAAAGATTTAGCGAGTATGCGAAGATGACAATGCCGAACGAACGCCGGTGGGCGGTGAACAATACACGTCAGTTTTTATTAGACCTACTAGACCCCAAGAAAACTCCAAGGGTACCATCAGCTGTACGTAAGGAAGCATCCCGTTGTCTTAAACACTATCCATGCAAATACTATATGGAACAGGCAGCAGAACAATCACCAGAAGTATTCGGTGAATGGGATTCGGGGTGGAATCATGAGTGAATATTTTCCAGACAACTGGGTTGTGATTAAGTTTACCCAACAAGTAAAGAGTGGCAACACTGGATATGGTAGAACAGAAAAAGTGTTTTACAAAGTACTTGGTGGATGGTCAGGCGGTTATCTCGATGGTGATTCTTGGAGACTGAACAGTGGTATCGTTGACGTTGAAGAGACTACCGATTCTTTCATCTTTATTGGTCATAGTGGTAGTCGATACATATGCAACAAGACTCAGGAACGTCTGAGAATGAATACTGCCGGTATATGGGATCAAATACAGGAAGTTAGTGCAGGAACAGATGTTAAAGTCGAACTGATGGAACCTGATAACGAAAGAACTCGTAAAGATTGGAAGGCAATGGTGGCGTGCAGTGGATAAGTTTGATGTGATGGATGTAAATCTGAAACAACGTGAAGAGATTGAGTTTCTGAAGTCGCGTCTTCAAGAACTTGAGGCAATGAATAAAGTCAATCGAATTGAGGTTATAGACCAAACAGGTCGTGCTTACACTCATTACTTACGTGAAACTGAAAGTGTGCGGTACAGTCTACAAGACGATAATCGAACACTCAAAATCTTTATTGATATGAACGGAAGTGTTGCTCGGGGTGACCAATGACTATGAACGAAGACGAACGAGTTGCAAGAGTCGAGGGTCAACTTAGTCCTGAAATTCAATCGGAGTTTTCCGGAAGTACGATGTCCAAGGCAGGGAGACTTGCTATGGAACTTAATGTCGAACGCAAACGTCTCAAGCAAGAGATGGAAGAACTACAATTAGAAGTCGAAGACTTGAAACCGGCAACACCTACAGGTACGATTGACAGTTATGTTAAGTGGGGAGCGACTGTACTTGGTGTGGTTGGAGTATTCGCTATGAGCGCAGGGTTTGGCATCACCGGACAGATATGTTATGCATCAGCCGCTACTGCATGGGTGTATGTCGGTCACTGTTGGAATGACAAAGCAATTATGATAGGAAGCGCAATATCGGGTACCGCAGTACTAATGAATCTAGTAGACAGTCTAGTAATATCGTGACCAACTATCGCTGATTGGTCGAGCTTTTGCCTTGACTTCTCCCTAAACCTATGAGATAATAGTTACCTAATTGACTGATAGAGAGATAGATTATGACTGCATTTGTTAAAGAAAACTTCGAATGGGACGGTATGTATCTGATGTACAATGGCCCTTACGAGGGTTCCAAGACTATGGATGAAGTTCATCCTAACTGTCACCCATCTTGGGTAGGTAAGATGAAACCTGCCTTCATTGCACGATTCAAGTATGGTTCTAAGCCATGGAAGTCTTGGGTCAATCACTTAGTCAAACATTCTACTGTTGAACAGTATCTTGAACTGTCTGACAAAGAGAGTCCTAGAGAAGCGATGGACATTCTGGGTTGGAAACCGCGTAAGAAACGTGTTGCTCCGCAACGTACGCAGAATGGTTTTGGTATACAGAGGATGGTACTATGAGTCTTGCCCCAATGAGTGTCGAGAATGTATTAGGTGAGTTTGTCGAGAAAGACCATGGCCATTACTTTCATTACAGTGAGAATAATCACTGTTTCTTGGACTTCCACAAAGACTATCCCCATGTAGTTTGGGTAGGTGGTCTGGGTCAGCAGTATCGTTATGCGCATGTCAAGAAGACTGTCGCATATGTCTGCGTTGATGAAGATGAATTCGGTCTTCCTGTTGTCGAGAAATGGTCTCTTAAAAAGAATATGGAGTATGTTGCATGATTGGAAAAACGATGTACGGTTCAGTTGGTGAGACAATTCAATGGGACACCTATCGTGGTGTCCTCTCAGGTAAGATAGTGTTTGTTCATGAAGACGTTGCGGGTGATGGTGTTGACTACTACAGTATTGCGACTGGCCCTAATCCTATGGATAGACACTTCCTCGACAGTGACACACTGAATACGATGAATGTGGTAAACCTTTCTGCGTGACCATTTTCTTTGTTTGGGTCGAGCTTTTGCCTTGACTTCTCCCTAAACCTATGAGATAATAGTTACCTAATTGATTGAGAGAGTATAGATTATGTCCGAAGTTACCTATGTTGTTCGATGCGCTGAGACCGATAAACCACTTGCCGGTTTCTTCACTCCATGTTATGACAAAAAGCTTGCATTTACATACCAAACCCAACTAGAGCAATATGGTTACGAGAATACCTATGTTGTTGTTCGTAAAGAGAGCACCGAAGTGACTGGTATGTACCAAGAGCGTGAAATTTTCAATACCGAGGTAAATGTATAATGGATCTCCCTATGACTGTTTACAAGAACAAAACCGAAAACACCATGACTTACTACTACAATCGCACGAAAGATGTGTTTGTTGATAAGATGGAGTTTCTACTACTTAACGGTGATGTCGATTGCATCGTCGTCGATGATACTCTAACCGCACAAGAAGTTGATGTCGTCTTTGGTGAAATCTACGGAGAAAAATATGAGTACGCTTAGTCTAGAAGAAGCCTGTCACTACTTGTGGCGCGAAGAGATTACGGATTGGGGTTCGTATACCTACGTCCAGAATCATATCTATATTAGCAAGGGTACCGACCTCGTAGGATTCGTTCCTCGTGATACAGGTATCATTAAGATGTTCAATACCCCCAAGAAGTCTTGGTCAGTTGCTCGACGTAAGTTCCGCAAGTTTACCAAGAAGGATATAAAAAAGGTTATTGATATGCAAAATGGTTCTAAAAATAACTGATTTATTTTGGCTTGGCCCCTTGCGTTTTGAGAAGAAGTATGAGACAATAGCTACCTAATTGATTGATAGAGGTATGAATATGACAGTTATCCCAGTAGACATCAAAGACGTTAAGACCTTCCGTGCCGGTTTTGAACTGGTCGAGTACGAAGCGGGTACCGACCCTATGGACGGTTTCTGCCTGATGGGTTTCGATGAGGTAGGAATGTTCTGCCAGAACCCTCGTTACGCTTTCATTGGAGGTCTTTAATATGGAAGGTTATAACTACTTTGAGTACCCAACCTACGGTTCTGACGAATACCTGTATAATCAATACCTACGTAAGCACATCAACAAGCAGAATAAGGGTAGTCGCGGTCAGGACTCTGAACGCCAGAAGACCTACCGTGCAGAGTGGACTTTCCAGTCTAAGGTGACCAACCCTGAGTTCTCGTCTATCGAGGAGGCTCAGAAGTTCGCCAAGACGATTTATAAGTCCAAGACTTGGGTGAAACTATGGAACAAGTCTATAGAGGATGACGTTGGTCGCATCTTCGGTGCGCAACCTAAAGTAGTCGCGATGGGAAGTCGCACGAAAAAGTTAAGTGGTCACACCGATGGATTCACTGTGTCATTGGACTTGGTCACTGGTCTGAACAAGTACACCCTCCTACACGAACTTGCACATTGTCTTGGTCATATGCACCACGGCCGGTCTTTCCGACAGTGTCTCCTGAGTCTGGTCGGTGCCTTCATGGGCGGGAATGAGAAGAAGATTCTGAAAGAGGAGTTTAAGAGGGCAAAGTTGAAGTGTGGTGATGCCCGTAAACCCCAGTCCTTCGAGGTCTGGCTGGCCTCCAAGAAGAAAATGGAACAGATGCGTTGGGAGAAAGAATTCCGTGCTGACTGTCTTGCGATGCACGAGAGAATGAAGAAGTACGACAAATAATGAAGTTTCCTTGGTGGGTACGGTATTGCGAAGATTGCTACTTATTGCTATGTGTACTAACCCCACCCTTTTTTATTCTAAAATGTTCTAAGAAAACCCTTGCGTTTTCAAAAGAAGTAGGGTATAATAGTTACTTAATTACTTGAGAAATAAAATATGAATTTATACGATATGAACGATACAAACTTTGCTAACTACCAAACCTTTATCCTAGACAATGCTTGCCCTTCTGAGGTCACCATCTGTAATGGAGATACCCTATTAGAAGCTGCTGAGAATTCTTACCTCCTTGAAGAGTTCATGGCGTCACCCAGTTACGTTGCGTGACCAACCCTTGTGTTTGGGTCGCGTTTACGCCTTGCGTTTTCAAAAGAAGTGTGAGATAATAGCTACCTAATGAGATGAGAGAGTAAATGATTATGAATAAAAAGTTACCTACCCCGTTACCCATGTCTTACATCAAGTCTGCCTATGATAGGTGGAACTATGGTAACGACATCACCCAAGAGTGGTGTTCTACCCTAACCAATTTTGTTTTAAACCTGCGTAAGTACTACGAACACGACCAGTGTGTCGTTCTTTATGCTGATGTGTCAGAGTTCTGGCATAACCCTAATCATGAAGTCCATCTCCGATGAGATGTGACTAATTACCAGAAATAAGTCACGTTTAGGTGTTGACATTTGTTTCCAAAAGAAGTATAATGTGTACATAAATTGATAGAGACTAGATTATGAAAAAAGACTTCCCAACCCTTTGCGGACTCCTCGGAGCGATTCTTATGGCAATCTTTGCCTTTCACATGAATCCCGTGATAGCGATAGTTGGATTGTCTTTGTTGTCTGTTCAATCAGTTAATGCAAAGTTGTGGAACCTTGTCGCTCTGAACGCGATAAGCATTTGTGGATTTGTTACCCAATTACTCTAAGGAATTTATTATGAATTTGATTGGTCAGAAAGTTGAAGCGAACTGGGGCGCAATGTACCCTATCGAAGAAGGTGTTGTCGATGGTCACATTGGTGCGTCGACTGTGATTATCCGTTGGAACGATGGGTCTCGGTCTGAGGTGGACGCTCTTGACATCCATGAGACTGGACATCGTTCGGTTAATGGTTCGCCAATCGGAATCTTCTTCGGAGAAGTCGCGTGAAGATTGTCAAGTTGAACTACGACCGCAAGGTCAGGTACATATTCGACAAGGATACTGAAGAGTGTGAACGTCTCTGTGAACAGGTCATGGATCACTATGGTCAGTTTCTAGTCACCCCGCATTGTTGGTACATCGAAGACATCAAGCGCCTACAGAAAGAACTCAGAACCTGTGGTTTGTCAGTAGACGAATTCCTTGCTAAGGAGTTTCCAAAACAAGAGAAACCTGTAGAGAAAACCAAACCCAAGAGGAAGCCTCGGAAAAGTGTTACCAAGAAAACTACCGTGACCAAAAAGAAGGTTCCGGTCAAGAAACCTACTGTTAGAAAGAAGAATACCAAGAAGGCGGCATAGTGACCAATTACCTTAATTGGGTCACGCTTAGTGGTTGTGTTTTACATTTAGATCGATTATAATAGCTGTACAAATTGAGTTGAGAGAGTATTATGAATCCAGTAGTTATCGAAGGTAGAATCAAGAACAAGAAGAAGGTCGAAGCGTACATTCATGCTATTGCAAAAGAGTTGGGTATCAACCGCCTCTATAGTAAAGTCCTTCTCGTTAAATTCTCTACCAGACTTGATAATGATGCCCAAGGCCTTTGTTGGGGAGACCATAAGAGTCATGCTGAGATATCTGTCGCACGAACCAGTTGTGGTGAACCCATGACTATGGAGTCTATGATGCAGACCCTAGCGCACGAACTGGTTCACGCTAAGCAGTATCTCCGTCGAGAACTGTGCGGTTACACTCATGCTTGGAAGGGACGTAAACCTCGCAACTACAAGTATGAGAATGCCCCTTGGGAGAAAGAGGCCTACGGACTCGAAGAAGAATTGTTCAACAAATATTGGGATATCGTATGAATCTGATAATGGATGCCCACAAAGAACTGACCGAAGATTTGGAACTTATTATTGAGACCATAGTTCATCCAGACTACGAAGAACTCTCTGAGGAAGTGCGGGATGCTGTGATGAAAGAGCGCAACCGTCTAGAGATGTTGCTCGAAGTCTTGGAAGAAGATTCGGAATATGAAAGGGCCTCGTTATAACAAATTGGTCTAAGAAAAGTGTTGACTTTGTTTTAAAATCGTGTATAATATGTATTGTGAGTTGGGGAGTTCTGGTGCGAATTCTTCGCTAGGAACCTTCGGGGTTCACTGCTTCTCCCCTCCGTTTTTAATTTTTGAGGATTTATTATGAAATTTATTACTGAAAGTGTTTCTGTTATCGTTGCGATGTTATTGTTTGGATACGCTTGGTCAATGCCTGGTATATGGGATGCCCCTCAAGTACACGTGAGTAATTCAAGCAACGAGTGTGTGCGAGTCATCAACTACAAAGAGACTGATAAATGGTCTTGTGAAAACCTTCCAGAACTTTACAGCCACGTTTGGGTGAAGTAATGGAACTAGTATATGACATCTTAGGTATAGCACTGTTCACCTTTTTACTGTTCCTTATATATGTCAACCTCCATATGGAAAATGAGAAACACCAAGGTGAAAGTCTCCCCCTGATGTGGGAAGAAGGTGGGTTCTTAAATGACTTCTGGCAATGGGTAAAAAAGTTTAAATAAACGCTTGCCTTTTGTTTCAAAAAGAAGTATAATAGGTACTTAGTTAATCGAGTTGAGAGAGAATATTATGGCGTATGTAAGTCAAGAAGACAAAAAAAAGTTAGCTCCCGCAGTCAAAGCTGTTCTGAAGAAGTACAAGATGAAAGGTAGTATTGCGGTTAAACACCACAGCACTCTGGTCTGTAACATCAAGAGTGGTGCGTTAGACATCATCGGTGCTTTGCCTGTTAGTGAGTATGGCCCTCGTGATTACATTCAAGTCAACCCTTACTGGATTAAAGAGAACTACGAGTGTCCTACTGTCGTTGCCTTCTTGACTGAACTGAAGAGTGCGATGGAAGGAGAAGACTTCTTCTGTGAAGATGACATGATGACTGACTACTTCCACAGAAGTCACTACACCGATATCAACGTTGGTACTTACAGCAAACCTTATGTGTTGGAGGCTGCGTAATGACTGGTATGACTTTTCGAATGTGGTGTAACGAGATGTGGTTCGAACACTGTGATGAGGTTGAGACCTTCACTGGAAAACGACCGGACTACAAAGCGAAGGATTACTTTGCAAAGTACAAGTGGTTCCTGAAACGCGAATATGTCCACCTTAAAAATAAATGAAATAATTTAGTTAAATCCCTTGACATTTCGTCAGAATAGTGTATAATGATTGTATTGAATTAACTACTAGAGAGAAATATATTATGTTTTATGCAAAACCAAAGATGACCAATCACCATGATGCAGAGTACTTCAAGACCGTTACCGAAGCAGTTGACTTCCTTAACCAGTACAATAAGTTAGGCCCTGAATATGAGAGTGACGGGTTTTCTAACAGTGTCTCTAAACTTCAAGCCGAAGACTTTTGGATGTTAGGCAAGTTGACTGGCCCAGAGGGTGTTCAGTTTAAGAATAACAAAGCAGTGGAGGTGGCATAACATGGGTATTATTGCTGAGATTTTTCGTAACGATATGTTCAAAGACTGTTCTAACGGTGGTGTAAGTTCCAACTTCACTTCGGTGACTGTTGTGAATGTAGAAGGCCCGTTTGAACCCACTGTGGGTCGTCCGGCCGTCTTCATTAAGGAGGGTGCTTTTAAGGGTACGATAAAGTGCGTCCCTGCGGTCAAGTCCCTTTCTGGAGGATATGAGGAGGACACACAAGGGTTCTCGATGGGTGGTACTTATATTGCTACATCTGACAGTCGTTTCTCTAAGAAGTGTAGGGAATTAGTAGGACAGAGTTTTTATGGTGCGGTTCCTTTCCACGACAGATACGAGGGATAGTGATGTTAAAACATAATGACTCTGCAACTGAGCTGCTCACCATTCTACAGGAAGAGTGTGCTGAGGTTATCCAAGAGGCCTCAAAGATTAAACGATTTGGTCAAGAGAAGGATAACATCGACCGTCTCGCCAAGGAAGTGGGTGACCTTGTGTGTATGATAGAACTTCTACAACAATGGGAAGTTGTATCGTATAGTGCAGTTGAAGACGCCCGACAAGAGAAGTTAGGTAAACTTCGTAGGTGGTCTAATCTCTTTGCATATGATAGTGATGTTAACTACGAGGCCGGTATTCCTTCGGATAACTGATATGAAAAAGAAACAAAGTGTGTCGCGAAGTAATCCTGTCGCGAAATATGCACGGAAATTTAATCGCGCTTCCACTCACGTGGATAAGAAGAAGGAAGCAAAGAAATACGGTCAATTGACCAAAGAAGAACTTTATCCAAATAATGGGTTCTAGCCCTTGACACAAACCACTAATTGAGGTATAATATGTCCGTATCAAAAGAAGTACGTTATGCGATGATTCGTGCAGCTGCACTTAAAGTTCAGAAGCATAGTAAGGTCAGTAAGTCTAATAAAAAACTTGCTGACGAAGTAGTTGGTCTTGACCGTCAAGACTATAAGTCCGATGTACGTTGGGGAGATGAGGAAAGTTTTGTAAACTCGGTTTTCTCCGATGTATATCAAGCAACCAAAAATGAGGAATGGAATTAATGTCCCAAGCAATTGAAAACCTAATTGACCTCGGTCAATACGCTCGCAATGATGTGGAACTCATTACACGTGAGTACATGCGTCATGCATATCTAGAAACTCTTGAGACCTATGCTAAAGAGTATGTGAAACTAGATGAAGGTGATGATACCCGTAAGGCTGTCCTTGCCACTCTAGAAGCATTCGAACATACTATTGCAGTATTAGATGGTAGTGAAGATTTCCTTGAAGCTGTCCACGCGGACAGTGATGATGAAACTCCCACTGAAGATGATGAATACGACCGTTTTTAAGGAGAACGATATGTTTAGTTATGATAAAATAGTTGACCAACTAAGATCCAATGTACTTCAGGTTACCTTTAGTAAGGTGAACGGTGAGCAACGGGTTATGCCCTGCACTCTCCAGACCGACTATATGCCTGAGTTATCTGAATCTAAGGTCAAACAGGTAGACGAATTTTCTGTTAATAAATCTGTGATACGCGCATTCGCTATTGATAAGCAATCTTGGAGATCTTTCCGAGTGGACAATATCTCTGCGATTGAGGTAATAAATGGATGATAAGACAGAAGAGAAGTTCTTAACCAAAAAATCATTCTCGGCTATGATAGAGAGTTTCGTGTTCCAACACAGAATGACTTACATGGATTCCATTGTACATCTCTGTGAAAAGAACGGACTAGAACTGGAAGACATCAAGAAGTATCTGTCTCCCACTATCGTAGAACATCTAGAGAGTGAAGCACGTCAGTTGAATTTTCTGCCAAAACAGAATCAACTAGACGTATAAATAGTAATGCCCTAGAGGCAATCTCATACATTGTTTATATTTAAGTTTATATTAAAGGAAATATTATGTCTTTTGCAAATCTAAAATCCAAATCTATGGATATCTCGAAACTTGTCAACGCTGCATCAGCGGCATCCGGACAAACTAAAAACACTAACAAATACCAAGACGACCGCAAGTGGAAGCCTACTGTTGATGAACAGGGCAACGGCTATGCAGTTATTCGTTTTCTTCCTGCTACTGAAGGTCAAGACCTACCGTGGGTTCGCTACTGGGATCACGCGTTTAAAGGCCCTACCGGACAGTGGTACATCGAACGTTCATTGACCACACTAGGTCAGAACGACCCATTAGGTGAGTTAAACTCTCGTCTGTGGAACTCCGGTATCGAAGAAGATAAAGAAACTGCTCGCAGACAGAAGCGGCGTCTACACTATGTTACTAACATTCAAGTTATTAACGACCCTGCAAACCCTGCCAACAATGGCAAGGTAATGATTTACGAGTTTGGTAAAAAGATCTTTGATAAGATTATGGATCAGATGCAACCAGAATTCCCAGGCGAGACTCCGGTCAATCCTTTTGACTTTTGGTCTGGTGCGGACTTCGAACTGAAAATCCGTAATGTTGCTGGATACCGTAACTATGATAAGTCAGACTTTAAATCACCGTCTGCATTCCTAGGTTCGGATGAGACTCAATTAGAATCAGTTTACAACTCACTGTATGACTTGAATGAGTTCATCATTCCTAATTACCCAAGTGCGTTCGACTCAAACTGGTTCAAGTCTTATGACGATCTAAAGAACAAGTTGGAGACAGTACTAGGTCTTGCGACTGGTGCCGGTTCTACTATTAAGAACGAAGCACTAGCACAGACTGCTGAAGCTGCTCCGATTCGATCAGCAATCGAACCGACTGTTGTCGCAGTTGCTCCTGCCCCTGTTGCTGCTGTCGCAGAAGAAGATGACACACTTTCATACTTCGCGCAGATGGCTGCTGAAGACTAAGAGACCAGTTAACAGGTCTTTTCAGAAGGGGACTCGAAAGAGTCCCTTTTTTTATGATCGTGTGGAAAAGTAAGGATCCATTAGATCGAAAGGTGATATAGGCCCACCTAAGACAGTCGTCCCACCACCGCCACCGGACGATGAAGAGTTTGTGCTGTTGTCCATGATGACTACTGGAGGGGTAGAAGATACCGCAGCTTGTTCGGTGACCAACTTACCGACGTTTCCTGCTGAAGTAGATTTCTGTTGTTGCCCCGAAGAGTTAGAAGATATCTGAGTTCCTGCGGATGCGATGTTATTCATCATCTGCACATCTTCGTTAGAGAAAGAGTTTAGGCCTGGCGAGAAGTCAAGTTTCTTCTGACCATCAAACCAACCTTCACCAACCACATATGGATTCTCTCCGGTACCTTGACCTTTCATCGCAGCCAGCATAGGTATTGCATATGCCATTGTCTTACCGAA